GGGCAATATTGTGGGCGTGTAAGCGGAGAACGTCGGAAACACCAAATGCGGTGCCATCGACATCAAAAAGCCGGACAACATTGCCCGGCTCAAGTTTCTGATAATCACTGTTTAAGCTCATGGTGCAAACGCCTGTTCAAAGGTGGCTGATACGGTTTCCACCGTTTTACTTTTGGTGACGCGCTGCAGGCTGTCTGCCTCAACGCGCCACAGCGCAAGATCACCGCCTGGCGGGGTAAACGAAAAGGATTTCGTCTTATGGCGCCGCAGGAAAGCATAAATATCCCGGACGGTTTCCGGTTCTCCGGTAAATGAAAACTCATAATTGAGAGTTTCATCATTCAGTCCTGTACCAGATACCTGTTTATAACCGTCGCCGAATTGTGCCGTACGTACCGTATCTTTGCTTTTCAGAATTGGTTGGCTGGAAGCTTTAATCCGCCATGCAAAATGCTCGATCGCCATAGTCACGTCCGTTTTGGATTCGCTTTTTTAAGCAGACATAAAAAAACCTGCCGAAGCAGGTTTTTATTAAGAAAAGTGAGAACTCAAAAGCTATTAACAACTTTTTGTAATTTCTGTTTAGCCTCTTGAATCAATGCCTCTTTTGTCTGTTCCAGCGTACAATCCCAGTTCAATGGAATACTCACAGATATGCTGATATCTGGTAAACCATTTTCCTTTGTTGTTACCTTAACTTTGGCATCAGTGTTTTTTCCATTGCAGTTTTCATAAGCATTTATATCTTCAACATGGAATTTCATTTAACGCTTTCCTCTTATTGCACTCCATAAAGGTGTTCCAGGTTTACTTGCCTGTTCACTGACGACAGAGATCATAGCAGGTTTAAGTTGTCGCATAATTGCATCATGATCAACTGACGAAGTACTTCCTGAGGGTTGTTGGTTTGCCTGACCAATTACGATCCCTCCCATATTAACCGTTACGCTAGATTTTTCTAAAGAATCATTCCACTTCATCGCCTCACCACCAACCAGACCACCAGTCGCATAACCGCGCATCATGCGATAAAGGTTGCCGACACCGATTCGGTTGGTGGCTTCCTGCGTAAAGACAAACTCTCCACGGTGCACCACACCTGCAGGCTCATACTTACCGCCGGATCCGGTATAACCACCGCCAGCGAAACCCAGCGCTGACGTGGCGGAACTGACCAGGCCGGCCATGGCCTGCTTCATCAGGATCTGCGTCAACATCGACAACGTGGAACGGGTGAAATCTGCCCAGTTTGCTTTCCCTGTCGTCAGCATATCGGCCATATTCTGGCTGATACCATCGAATGTGGCTGAAGCAGCGGACTTCATCGAACCATAGGCATCAGCTGCTGAATCGGCATAGTCAGCCCACGCTGATTTCGCCCCAGCCTGCCAGTTGCCGCGGAGCTCGTCCTGTGCGGCATAATATTTCTTCAGTGCATCCAGTTCGTTCTGATAACCCTGATCGGTGTCCGTACCGCCGGCATTCATCCAGCCCTGTCGCAGCTGTGCCTCTTCGTTTTGCCGCTGCGCGCCGCGACTGCTCATGCTGCCCCCGGCCACAAGCGCTCGGGTTTTCTCCCCAATCTGGGTAACGTACTTCTGCGAGCTGTCCTGCAGGCGGTTTAACCGTTCCTGGGCAACAATCTGATCGCCCAGCCGGGCATTCACTTCGGCCCGCGCCAGCACCTCGTCTTTGTTCGCCAGCACCGATTTTTCATCGGCGGTCAGTGCGCGCTTTTTGGAGGCCTCTTCCAGCACCGAAAAGCGGGATTGTTGTTTCCACAATTCCTGCCGCTGCTGGCTGATGGTATCCGTGATGCTCTTATGCTCCTGCAGAGTGCGTAACTGCGCCTCCAGCTCCAGCGTCTGCGCGCTGGCAGTATCGACACTTTTTACACCTGCAGGTGTTTTTACCGCTGAAGGGGCTTTGGGTTTCTTCAGCGAGTCGTCGTATTCTTTTTTCGCAGCTTCCAGATTGATGTTGTAGTCAGCCTGGAGGATCCGTCCGTCTTTCAGCGCCTTGTTCAGTTCATTCTGACGGGCCGTGTACTTCTCCAGCGCAGTCTGAGTCTTTGCATAATTCGACTGCGCCTGCGCGGCATACTTCTGGCGGTCAGATTCAATCACCGCCTCGCGGGCTGCGTTATCCTCAGTTGCCTTTGCCACACCGGCCTGCTGTTGCGCCATTTCCAGTGCAAGGCGTGCAGATTCCCGATCGTTCCAGTAGCTGGCGCGCGCATCATCATTGACATAACCATCACCTTTACGCAGATTCCAGATTTCATCCGCCCGCTTAAAGGCCGCTTCCGCTTTGGCAAGCATCTCCTGCGTGGTGTCAGGCCGCCCGATATCGAGCGCCGCATCCCACATCGATTTAAAGGCACGCTTCAGGCTGTCGGCAGCAGTTTCAATCGACCCCATATTGTCGCGCAGGCTCTTTGTCTGCTCGCGAAAACCGTTCGTCGCCGCATCATTAGCTGCCTGTAGAGCCCCGGCCTCATCACCGGCACGCTGCAGTTGCGCCACATAAGCAATCTGTTCCGCTGTAACGTTGTGGAACTGCTGCGCCATGGCAATCAGACCAGAGGTCGGATCGTTCGTCAGTTTGCCGAATGCCGCCGCCACCTTATCGACCGGCACGCCCGACGCATCGGTAAATTTCGCTATCGCCTGACTCATCTCATCGAACCGGGCACCGGCACGCACTCCGGCGTTGACCAGCTCCGTCAGCGCACTGCTGGTCTGGTTAAACGTGAGTCCCGCCTGCTCGCCAGATTTCGCCAGCACCAGCATGCGGTTTGAGGTCAGCCCGGCAGTATTACCGGACAGAACCAGCGTTTTGTTGAAATCAGACAACGTGGACGAGCCCTGATACCAGGCGTAAACCACCGCGCCAGTGGCGGCAGCCAGCGCGCCAACCCCAACCATCACTGGCGATATGGTGCCCAGCAGCGCCCGAAAGGTCGGAATAATACCGCCGAAGGAGTCTTTCACCTGACCGCCCTGCTGCAGCAGGACAAGCCACGGACTCTGCCCACCGGCCAGCTGGGTGGCGATATCCGTAAACTGCGCAGGCAACATACGCATCGCCGCGTTGTATTGGCCGACAGAAATACCGGCCTTCTTCGCGGCGCTCTCCTGGCGGGTAAATGACTGCTGCACCTTCAGCGCCGAGTCATTCGCTGCGTCCCCCGTCTGCTTAAACTGCCTTTTTACGTACTCCATCTGCTCGTTGAACTTTGACGAATTAACGTCAAGGTTAACGACCAGGTCACCCACTGCCGTCTGGGCCATAGCGAACACCTCCTGAAATGCCCTCGGCCTTTGCCATCAGCACAGCGTCACCGGGTTCATCGTCGGCAATATCCTCCGCAGAAGGTGAAAGCAGGCTGAAGCTGGCAGGGGTTGATGTGGTTTTGGGGTCAAGCGCGGTAATGACGATATGCATCAGCGAGGAAAAATGTGCATCCAGTTGCACATCATTAAAAAAATTGTCCTGGTAGAACGTTCGCCAGTCGGCATATTCCGTTGACGACATACCAGCAAGCATGGCGCGCCAGTCCGGGCGGCGAAATTCACGCGCCAGTTTCAGGACGAATGTCAGCTCACTGGCGAGGACTTTTCCAGACTGACCGGCTCAGTTACAGCAACATCCTCTGGATCATTCGCTTCCTGCAGCGGCACCATGCCGGACAGCAGCTTCACGCTGTACTCTGCAGCGGAAATAATCTCCAGTGGCCATGTCATCAGCACCTCATTCTGGATCTGTTCAACGTCTTCTTTCGGCGTTTTGTGCGTCCCTTTCAGGGGGTGGTCATGCCATAAAGACATGGCCACCAGCAGTGCGCCGGATTTAATCGTCATATTCATCGCCGTCTGCATGTCGGCATCAGAGATACTTTCCAGCGACTTCAGGTGTTCAAGATGCTCAATACGCTGTAGCGCCGACAGTTCGTAGAGCGTGACTGTATTACCGTTACGTTCGAACGGTTCACTTTTTAAAAACATGGGTTACTCCGGAAAGCGGGGCCACAGCCCCGAAGGTCAGGAAACGGTGACTTTACAGGTCGCGACAAACAACCCGTCATTGGTCATCACGATAATGTCGGCGGTTCCGGCGGCAATGCCGGTGACCGTCAGCACCGTGCCGGCGACAGCCACCGTGGCTTTACCTGCATCAGTGGTGGTGGCTAGGAAAGATTGATCGCTCGCACTGGCAGGCGCCACGGTGACATTTAGCGTGGTGGTGGCAGCAACCGCAACGGTGGTGGTCGCTTTATCCAGGCTAACGCCAGTTACGTCGATCACTGCAGCAGCAGTGTCTTCAGCAAGGCCTGGTTTGCCGTTGTTGCTGATTTTGACAGAACGGGTAATGGTGTCTTTTGCCGTCACCGTTTTACCCAGGCTGCTTACCCAGCCACGGAAAACATCGATGGCGCCATTCGGGTATTTGATTTTGTACACCAGCACGGTACCGTCATCAAACCAGCGAACCAGATCCTGCTGCCCGCTCTCGGCAGGTTTCCAGGCCAGCGTAAAACTGGCCTCCCCCGCCGATTTCTGGCCCTGCGAAGTGGACGTCCAGTCAGCATCCGCATCATCCAGATAGGTGTCATCGTTTGATTCTGCAGTCAGTTCGCCGGGCTGCAGGTCTTTAATCTTCGCCAGGCGTGTCCAGTCAACATCCGATACCGGGTTGGCGAACGGGTTACCCGATCCGGAATAAATCCAGAGCGTGGTGGTGGCACCCTTTACCGGCGCCAGTGGGTTTGGTGTAGTCATTACGTCCTCACATTTCGTAGGTAATGGAATATTTCAAATCAGCCGAACTCCACAGCCCAAGATCATCATCGCGCTGGTAGTCATACCCTTGCTGCACCATGTTATTGATCAGCAGGGAAAGACCTGGCACATTGCCAAGCACCGGATAAATACGTGACTCCATCCAGTCATCGAGCTCGGAATCGGGTACCTGCGCTGGTAAAAAGATTTCGATATGCAGCGTGGCCTGCCAGATATCAGCATCCAGTTCTTCGCCGGTATACCCGGCATCCGTCAGGAAGACAGCGACCGCCGGAAAATCCCCCTCCTCCAGTACCGCTGGACGTCCGTCAAAATAGAGCGCGCCTTTACCAATATGGCTCTCCAGCGCATCAATAATGGCCTTTCTAATATCAGTGTGTTTCATCGTTTCAGAATCAGCCTGAGTTGGTTTTTAAGGGATGCCCTAAGTTCTTTAGGCATATCCGATTCCATGAGCTTCGGCAGCTCATCTTTAAATGCGGTCGTCAGTGGCGCTGCCAGTGGAATGCTGACCACTTCGATCGGATAGCGGGGTCTGGATGTCCGTCGCATCACATGCCCGCGCCCATTTTCCAGTTGTTGAATAAAGGCCCCGGGGAAACGAAAAGGGCCAATACGCAACACACTATTGGC